GCTGGATAAGAAGAATACGCACGATAAGGCGAAGGGCTTGCGCAATGGCCTCAAATCTTTCACCCATAAAGAAGCGCCCGAGCCCTCCACGCAAGCTCATCCCTTGAAGTCCTTAGGTTATTTAAATATTTGTCTTAACTTTGCTGTGTCTTACGAGTATACCCGAGGGCATTATGCTGGTGAAGCGCACCAGTCTGGACCCAGGGTAGTAAGGGAAGCCGGTGTGAATCCGGCGCAGTACCCGCTACTGTGAGTCACTCCCTATCTGCATCTCCCTACGGGGATGATGGATAGGCTCCTCCTACGACGGAAGGACCAACGAGCTCTTCACCGAGCGTCTTGGCAGACCTTCGCCACTGAGTACGAAGCTACTTGGGAAGGATCATAGGAAGGAGAATTTAGGGTGATAAGCCAGGAGACCTGCTCATGAGATCCAATGTGTCAATCTCGGGAATAAGATTGGGAAGACATTGCCATGAGACGCTCCTCCTGATGGTAGCTCTCTCCGATGTGTGCACCTTCTCCTACCCTCCCGACGGGTCACCCGTCAGCGCTGGTAGTGAAGGAAGTCTTTCTGCCCCGCTCTCCGAGACGCGCAGTGGCTTCCAGATATTGAAATGTGTCGTGCGTATCACTTCGCCCGCAAGGACGAAGCCGGAGAGAAGGTCACCTCATCAGAATATCCCCCGATAATCTTTTGAACATCCTGCAGCTGTGTGCCCCCTATCGGGTCGTACACAAGCCCGCTTGTGACAAGTAGGACAAGGCTCTACTCTGTCTGGGATCTCTATGGGTCTGGTACTCGCAGGGGTCTTTCTTCATGTTCCTCCAACCTATCCAAAACCGCCCCTGCCCCCCATAGGGCCAGCCAGGGATACCTCGCTGGCTGCAGCACCTCGATCCACGCGCCGACCATGTTAGGTGCACGGCTCGGTCTAAGGCTCGTCACAGCTCTCCTCGGGGAGATGTGGCCTCAGCTTTGGCCGTCGCCGGCCCCAATATCTTGCTTGCCCCCGTACGTCTACTCTACCGAAAGAGCTGAGAGCAAGAGCAGTCATGCATACTACTTTATTTAAGGTCTATGTGAGGTATCACTACCCGTAGACTCATCCGAATACCATGGAGTCCCGACTCCTCATCCCTTCCGCACCCTCATCTCAGCATCCAATTCTCTACGGAGGCTTCTCGCTACGCGCTCTGCAATTGCTTATCTACCGATTTTACGTTACTTTTGCAGCCGAATGCGCACTCCTATGGTGTGCGCTACATGGTCGCCCAGATGGTGGAATGGTAGACACGAGGGACTTAAAATCCCTTGACCAATAGGTTGTGTGGGTTCGAGTCCCACTCTGGGTACAATCAATGGATATACCTCTCTGTAAATCAACAACTTACAGAGGGGTATTTTCTTACAGCGGACGTTTTAGCGGACGCTTTTACGGGATACCAGCCCCCAAAAGGCAAAAAGGAAGCCCCGAAGGAGCAATCCCTCGAGGCTTCCGAACACACACAAACACCACTCTGGGAGGTCACTGCCTCCCCTTTTTCCTTTTTGCCGTTATGCCCAGATGGTCAGCGTTATCTCGCAACCAAAACGCAGGCTTCCCTCGCTCAAAGGACGCAGAGATGCGGTCGCCATTGTCAGCGACCCACTCAGATAGACCAGCTGGCACGCTCTCCACCAGCGGGGTCGCCTCGGGGTCGTCTGGGTCATCCGCTAGTATAGTCGTTGTGTAGCACCTGCACTGAGGGTGCCACCCTGTAAACTTGAAGTCTTTAGGATAGTCACCTGCGAAGTCATCGCAGATGCAGTGGAAGGGCTTGCCATTGAGCGTATGGTTCTCGGAGAGATGAACACGCACCCCACGGACAAAGTCAAACGCTTGCACTCGCTGGTAGTCCGCAGTGCGGTAGGCGATATTCGTCTCGGTGGCGGTCAGTCGCAGGGCGTTCTTGTAACTGCTTCGATACACACCCTGTCCAGGATGATAGGCGGCTGCCGACTGAGATAAGCGCAGTTGTCCGTGTGCATCACGCACCCTGCGAAATAACCTCTCGGGCTCTCTGAGGTACGCACGCAGGTCACGGCTTAGAGCTGCACTATCCTTGCCCTGCCTTAGCCCTAAATCCAGAGCCAGCTCCATCTCTGACTTCGCCTGCATAGAAGTACGCCACACACGCCCCGACAAATCCATACCGCCCTCCTTTCGTGCGAGGAATGCTGCTAGAGCCTTCTCCCTCCGTGTCGAGGTCACACTCCCACGGATAGCCAGCTCGAGGGCGTCATTCTTTGCGTCTGCTCTCCCCCACGCATAAGAAACTGCGCTGGTCACCTCGGAGAGCATACGCCTAGACAGAGTGCGCACCAGCACATCTGCACGCTTCTTCGTGAGAGGATAGTCATCGAAGAGGAACGCCCGCTCTTGGTCAAAGTCCACAAGCGTAGCAATTAGCGAGGCTTCGTGAAGTGCCTCCTCAAAGATTGCAAGGATGCGCCCCTGCGCAACGCCTATTCGCTCGGCTATCTCCTTGGCGTAGGCTCGAGCATCTGGGAGGTTAGACTTCTTGGCCATTAGTACCTATACTGCTGGAATGTTACACGGCTTGCCACTATGTCGTTAGGGGCGTAGTCTGTGACCTCCATAGACTGGTAGCGGAGGTAGTAATCTTTCCCTGCTATCCTCCACCGCCCTTCCGCACGCTGACGGAGCAACTTACAGAAGTCAAGGTGAGAGCGGACGCAATTCTCACCACGCACCCACACCTCCATAGTTACATTGCGCTCCTTCTTCCCAGCACCCAGCGTAGTAGTAGATGCGTCCTCCGCCTTGCTTGACGCCTCTAACGCCACCTTGCGCTCTGGCTCAGAACGGAGCATTGTCACATCTGGGGCTACCTTGATACCAAGGCGTGTCCGTAGGTCTTCTGGTGTGAACACCCCCTGCACTACTACTGGCATCCCAAACAGAGGGAGCATCGAGGGGGTGAGCGTTATTCGTTGCCATCCGTTAAACGGCTCGTGAGGGGTTACGTGTGAGATAGTCGAAGCTAGCATAGTCCCCAGCAGGTCGAAGATGCAGGTGTCCCCCGCGTTGAATAGCTGGGTGGTCTTGACATCTACCACCACCGACAACGGCTCTAGGTAGATAGGCTCTCGAAGGTCGTAGTCTATTCCGTCGCTCTCCGCCCAATCTCCAGAGATGCGTGGGGCTTTCGCCTTGGGCATCTGCAGAAACGCCTCTGGGCTTGCCACCTGCACTGAAAGATGCACGCCTGCTTGTGTAGTAAGCGTTGTTGTCATAAGATGATAGCTGTATCTAAGGTTTGCACCTGCACATCGCAAGAGCTATCAGCGTGGATAGCCACAACGGAGTTGCCTCGTGCGATGATAATAGCATGCGCCCCGTGCATCAGAAGAAGAGAGGTTGCGCCCTCCTCCGCTCCGTTTGCGTATATAGTCACATCACCTGCCCCAGCAACGAGGTAAGCCCCACCGCTAACGGAGAGGACAGGTGTGGCGACATCTGAGAGGAGCGTCACCGGCAGGCCTGCGAGGTCATCCCTATGCTCCTCGAGGAGCTCCATAGAGGGGAAGCCCGTGGCGAGTGCATGCTCGATACCCCGAGGGTGCAGAAGGTAGTCGATGAGCTCCGCAGGCGTGTATTCCACGCCCTCGGTGAGTAGGCAAGATGGGCGCTTCACGCTCACCGCCTTGTATATCTGTTGGCTTAGCGTCATCATTCGGCAATCTTGAAGTATAGGCGAGCGCTCACAAGAGACTCTGCTCGCTCGGGGCTTGGCGTGGTAGACACGCCCTCAGCCAATCGGAAGAGAATATCCCCAGTGCTTGACGCACGAAGGGAGGTTGCCCAGTTCGTCAGCAGGCGTTCCAGCTCTGCACATCTCTTTAGGTTGGTTCTGCGGACGGCTGATGCACCCTCCATAAAGTCGGGAACGTATATAGTGACACGGACAAAGCCACTCTGTCGTTGGTCTGCCGTAAGGGCGGTAACAGACACTACTGCGTCTTCATCGTTGCTGTCTCTCGCCCTTGTTCCCTGTCGTCTCACGCTCCCACTGATAGCATTGGAGAGCGGTGTATCTCGTAGCTGCTCGATGACAGCCGTCTGGACATCCGTTGAGGTGTACATTGTGTTGTGTGGTTGTGGCTACTTGCGTTGCCATTTGAGGTTTAACTTGTCGAGCATCTTAGGCACTTCGACACGTGCGAGGGCTTCTGCGCTGTCGATAACATTGTAGCCCCTCGCTGCAACATAGTGAGCGTAGTGCATGCCAGCAACAACCACCAGCACATAGCCAGTCGGTGGAGCTTCTGCTATTGCCTTGGATAGGCTACTCTCTCCAGCGGAGCGCCCCGCAGGCTTATCTCCCTGCACGGACATCTCGCTTACTGGCACTCCATTGTACAGGACGACATAGCCAATCGAAGAGCGCAGGTTGCCCGTTCGGTCGGTGTAGCTGTTAGCCCTATTGTCTCGTGCTTCATTCACGCACTTCTCTCCTAGGTATATGAGATTGCGGACGAGCTGCGCACGCCTCTTGGCTATCTTCTCCTCGATAGCTTGGGCGATAGCCGACAACGGAGCGGTGGGAGTTATAGGCATCGTGGAGTAGCCAAAAACAAGACCTTGCGCACCGCCTTTAGTGGTCGGGCTTCCTTGACGGAGAGCTCCACCCCATTAAGGAGTAAGCGCTCTGCATCGAGTGCGTCCTCGTCCCACTCTATCAGTACACGATAGCGGATATTGGTGTACGGCTCCCCCTCGGACTTCGCTGCATTGTCGAACTCCTCGGTGCGCCATTGGCACTGAACGAACTCTGACCACTCGGGAGCGCCATCAACAGGGAAGCCGTCGGCATCTAACGCTCCGACGGCTTGTGGAAATGCTATCTGTAAAGTACCACTATTCGGGAGTAACATCTCTTATCTTTTGAGGAGTGACCCCTTATATCCATATCTCCGCTTTGCCTTCGGGTAAAGCGGGTCGGAAGGGTCAAGATACTTGCGGTATACCTTTTCGGCTTCGTGGCGGAGCGCTTCTCTCGTGGAGAACAGAACGTCATAGCTAATCCCCTCCTGCGTGACGTTTGGAGCACTGGCAACCATCATCAGCACATCGGCTCGGGCGAGTTGCCACGCATCACTGCCGAGGACTTCGCCACACGCCCCGTCATCGGGGTTCAGCCCTCGCCGCTGGGCGAGCAGGCGTACTGCCTGCCCATCCAGCGGATATGAGTGCTGAGAGAGTAGAGACTCTAAGATTGTCATGCCTTAGCCTTGGTTTCCTTCTTAGAGCCAGTCGTAGCCGTCTCCGTCTCGATGAGGTAGACTTGGTCGCCACCATCGATAACGGGGATAGCGTGAGCTTGCCCCATCGTAACCTCCGCCATGGGGTTCTTCTCGTGGTAGACGGACACCAGTGTGCCGTGGTCGCCTTCGGTGTAGATGACGTCCTCTGCGGGGCGCATCTTCTCGACAGGGTAGACCCACACAAGACGACCAACAACACTGCTAGGGAGGAACACCACGTTGGCGACTTCCCAAGGTGCGATCTTCTTGTAATGGTCTTCTGACGTCTGTACTCGGAAGGAGCTATCTACCACACGGACATCTACGCCGAGTTCGTCCTTGAGCGCATCGATAAGCACCGAGCGAGAGGGCGTGGGGAGGTCAGCCACATTGGCGACAACCGCACCGCCCTGATAGCGCATAGCCACCTGCTTACCTTCTGCGCTCTTTCGGATATTGTCAAGAGCCTTGCGAGAGAGCATAACCAGCTCGGGGCTACCAGTCGTAGAGGCAGCATCGAGAACAACCTGCATATCTGAGATAGGCGTTGCGTCTGCTTCGCTCCACTTCTTGCCCACCGTGTAGGTGTGCTCAGCCTTATAGCCGAAGTCTACACGGATACCATGCCCATCGCTATCCTCGTCCTTTACCAGCGTCTGACCAGTGGAGAGCCCCTGCAGGAACATCACCTCCTTGGCGACTTCGATACCCTTTACACAGAGGTCTACATCGGTGAGGAGCTTAGTAGCAATCTGTGCCTCTGCACCCCCGACGGCCTGCGCATTGAGTAGGTCGCGGATTTCGCTCTCTCTCTTTCGATATGAGATGCCAATCTTTGGAATTTTACCAGTAGCACGAGCGAGGCGGGAACGGCTCTTGAGAGGCAGGGGGGAATCCATCGCAACGACATCTGCTGAGACAACAGAAGTGGAGAGCGCGGCACTGTCCCATGAATCATTGAGAGAATTCTCCGGGGTGAGCATCACCTTGTACAGGAGCTTTGGCTGCTTGTCCTCGGGCGTATCGTTGATGCGCTGAAGGATTTTCGCCATCCCCATCTTGAGGTACTTATCGTAGTACTCCTTAAAAGTTGTTAAAGCCATATCTAAATAGGATTTAGGTTAGAGATTAGATGAACTCGATGCGGGGGAGCGCCTTCTTTACCTCCTCAGAGATAGTGTAAGGCGAAGCGGCGTCACGCACCTGCCCGATGGTCATAACAGGCGCAAGCCTACCGCCATTGACCAGCACATCGGCATTGAGTACACCCACGGGGGTCTTATCGCCAAAGGCGGAGTAAGCAGCCCCAGTAACGCCAGCGGCATAGTACTTGCCATCCTTGAGGAGGACAACGTGACCTGCACGCACGACAGACACGCCCGAGAGGAGCGAAGTGTCGAGGGCTACACCCGAGGGGATACCTGCGAGATACTTGGTGATTACGATAGAGCTGTTGCCGTCACCGACTACTGCCTTACCTGTCATAAGATCTGTCATAGCTATCTTGGTTTTATTGGTTAGTTACTTAGTTCACCCCAGTGAATGGGTCTAGGATAGCACCGCTCTTGGTGAAGTAGAACGCCTTGACGTCTGCCGTATCCTTTGCGAGGACGGCATCAGCCTTCACCTTGTACGCAGCGCCTTCCTCGGTAGACCACGATGGAGACACCGAGATATTCGCCATAGGGATATAAAGCCCTGCCGTGTCAGGGTCTTCTGGCGTGATGACGATGCTTGCAGCGTCCCCCTTGAGGAGCTTAGGCAACGCCTCACCCTTGAGGATGAACACCTCCAGCTCGAGGGTGTAGGAAGGTGCACTGCGTCGAACGTCAAGCGTTACGCCACCTTCCCCCTTAAGCTCCTTCTTTTCGCCTTCTGCGCTCTCGAACTTCGTAGAGTTCTCCTTTACAGAGGCGAGGGTCTGTAACCCAGTCGTGGGGATTGTCTTACCCGTGGCGTCAACGGCGCCAATCTTGATAACAGGCTTACCCCATGCAGCTTTTGCCATAGTTAAGTTGGTTAAAGTTGGTTGGAATGTTAGATTTTACCGAGGCTCGGGTTGTCGTGAAAGAGCTTCTCTACATCCTCTGCGGTAGCTTCAGAGCCTGCTGGAGAAGGCATCGGAGTTCTCGGGTTTGTGGCTAAGCCTCTTGTCTTCTCCAAGTCGATGATGCCTTTCACCTCTTCCCCGATACCAGCGGTTAAGGAGTTAAATTCATCGTCTGACAAGTCGGAGTACTTGATGCGCTTGTACCCACTTTGCAGATGCTCGGGGAGGTCACGGATGAGTGCATCAAACGTGGCCTTTCGGGCATCTACCACCTTCGACTGCTTGAGGGCTTCGACCTCTGCACGCAGAGCGTTGATAACGCCCAGTGTGTCATCGTTGCTATCTGCTGTCGTTGGTGTTGGCTCGGGTGCGTCAATGGTCTTACCATCTCGCAGGCCGTGCTTTTTTTCATAGTTCTTTATTGAGGTCGTCGCCGCTTCGTTGGCTCTGCGGTCTTCCTCCTTTGTTGTCTCCAGTGCGAGCTCCTTGGCTACCGCTTGGATAGCCTCCTCGCCTGCGTCTGGCATCTGCTTTCTCAGCAGCTCTGTAATCACGTCTAAGTTCATAGTTATCTACACGTTAGTGATATACACATATATACCAAATTACACGTATCAAACTCGAAACCTGCACAAAAAAAAGAGCGAGGAAGCTGTAAGGCTTCCCCACTCTGATTTTCACCCAAGCGCAAATATGCCTACTTGGGTTACGTAACGTAAGCCACGGGCGGAGACAACCGCCTCGCTGGCTCTACAAAGGTAGCTAATCTTTTGATACCGCCAAATGCTACTCCGAGTGAGTGCGAGGGTGAGCTTAGCGATATGATCCTGCTGTTGCTGTATGATAGCGTCCTTAGCCAAGAGGAGTGCCCTCAGCTCATCAAGGTGCGGGATGAGCTTATCTACTCCCTCGGGGGTGAAGGGCAAGCCCTCGCCCGTCGTTAGCCACTCTTCCGATAGCTCGGGGAATACGCCCCTAATCACATCCACATCGTACACCTCGCGAAGCCTCCACTGACGCAGTCGCTCTCGGGAGATACCAAGGATGGTCGCAAGCCCTGCATCCGTAGACGCACCAGCGTAGGTGCGCAGCGTGTCCAGCGTAGCCTGCATGTTCTCGTTCTTTACACTTGCCATATCATCTGTATATTTTCCGTTCCTCCGCAAAGGTAGTGAAAACGATTTACAAGCTATGGCATAGGGCGCATATAGCAACAACGATAGAGGGCTATTTCACGTTCCCTGCTCTTTTTGTCTGCCTTAAATCAGTCTACGCAGTAGCGGTAGCCACAGCCTGCGGGACACCAACGCACCGAGGGCGAGCGCAATAGCGAGGAGCGGTGCAAAGGCCTTGAGGCGCATTGACTGCCACGCAGTGAGCTTCGCTGGCACTTCGACAACCTCGGTGATGCGGATGCTGTCTATACGCCCCGTATTAATTGTGTCCACCCGCCAGCGGTCACGCCAGCGGTACACCTCTTTGACCTTGTAGATGGTATCGCCCGCCTGCTTCTCCGTGAGGTAGATGCTATCGTGGATATACACACTATCCAACCGCAGGCGGTCACGCCACTCTACCCTCGTCCGCTCTACGGGGACGACACGCACCCTCGGCGAGCAGGAGGATAGGAAGTAGCCCAGCAGTGCCACGGCTATAATCACAAGGAGCGTCTCCCACCGCCCTAATCTATTTGCTTTCATCGTAAATCTGTGTAAATGCTTTGTCGGGTAGCCACAGCTTGCTACCTTTGTAGGAGAGAGGCGCTGGGGCTGGAGATTGGCTTTCAGATTTCGTCATCATAAATCCTATCCAGCCCCGCCTCTCTATGCGCCCTGCCGATTGGTGGGGCGCTTTTGTTTAGGGCTGAGCCTCGCCAGCCTCAGCTTCCGCCTTGACCTTAGCCTCGTCCTCGGCTATCCACTGCGCCTCTAAGGCGATGGCTTCATCCTCGGGCGTGAGAGCCCAAAGGTCGGCCGCCGCTTGGTCTGGGCAGTAGAGGTAGTAGCCGATTAGTCGGTGGCTTCGGTTTACATAGGCGAAGCCGTCGGGAGCGATTAGTTCTATCATAGCTATCTAAAATTAAGTGTGAAGCCCTTGGCCGATGCCTTTTGGCTGTACTCTCTCGCCTCTGCCGTGTGTGCCGTCTGCCAAGATCGAGGGAGCGTGATAGACTTCCCTGTCACCTGCTGGAGGTTCTCCACGAGGTACTTCACGCTCTCGGTGGAGAGGTTGGTACTTTGCTGTAGGCTGAGGTCAGCCTTGAGACCCTTGATGCGCACCTCCTCCAAAGCCTCGCACCCGAAGAAGATGTTACCCGTGGTAGCCAGCTTCGTAAAGTCCAGCGTGCCGTTGATGCGTCTAAGGCGTGCGCATCCGTTGAAGGCGTTATCTACCTTGGTCAGCGCATCACCTGTGCCGAGCGTTACCTCCGTGAGTGACGAGCATTGGTAGGCGATCTGCGCTATCTCGGTCACGTTGGGGCACTCTCCTATGGTCATCGTCTTGAGCGATGCGCAGGTCGTGGCGAGCGATGCCAGCGTCGTGCATCGTGGCATTGCGCCTATCGTGAGCGTCTCAAGGGAGGTGCACCCGTAGAATGCTGATGAAGCACTAACAACGGCAGGTAGGTCGGGGAGCGTTGCCGTGGTCATCGACACGCACCCAGTGCACATTTGGTTGATAATTGAGATTTGCCCAGCGTTGCGTATCTCGGGGAGAGCCTTGAGGGAGGTTGAGTTGGCGAACATATTTGAGAAGTCCGCTGGGTTGAACTCTTGATACACCTCCAGCGTCGGGAGGTACTCACCCCTGAACTGAGCGAGCTGGCGCGCGCTGTACACGGGGAACACATACACCTTAATGTCTTGTATCTTGCCCGCAAGGTCTGTTAGCCCGTCAGTATCATCCACCGATACGCCCTTGGCACGCATTGCGGTGATGATGTCCCTGCGGTGGCCGTCTGCCTCCAGCAGTTGCGCCCCTGCGGTCGTGCCCTCCGTTGCGCTCTCGTCCGTGCCGTTGTTAATCTTGTAGAGCAGTTCTATCTCTGTCTTGTCCATTCCTTCTTCTGCATTTCCGTTGTTGCTTCTTGGTCTTGACCACTCCTCCCTCGTGAGCTTGGGGTTGTCCGTTGTTGTCTCGAGGTAGTCGTCGTAGGCATCCTTACCCTTCTCGCCCTTGCAGCTTATGAGGTACTCCGTGAGCGTCCCCGTGAATCCGTCTTCTTGGGCTAACTCGTAGTTGCTTTTCCCAGGGGCGCCTGGCGCACCCTTTTGCTTCTCAAGGAAGTCTTCAAAAGAACCATTGTAACCACGCTCGACGGCAGCTTGATAGAGGTCTTTTCCTGGCGCTCCGTGTAGGCTTTGAAGGTAGTCTACCTCCGTGCCCTCGAAGCCTTGAAGCTCCTTGGCTCGCTCGTAGTTCGACTTCGGGATGATGTCCTTGGAGAACCGCTCCTCTGTGCCTTGGTAGCCGTGCTTTACGGCTATCTCGTAGGCGCTAAGCCCACGCAAGCCTTCCAGCACGTTAGCCTGCACCTTGACGGGCGTCTCGTTGCTACCGTACTTAGTGACCTTGCAGAGGTCTACTACTATCTCGTAGTCGTGGTAGCCGTCGGCATACGCAGGGTCGGGGATACGCCCCGTGGCGATCAGCGTGTACACACCCAGCCCCAGCTGTCGTGAGATGTCCGCTGTGACCTCTACCACCAGCTTACCGTCTTCAACGGAGTAGGGTATGGTGGCTATCCCAGCTCCGCTATCGCTTGCCACCTTTACGCTCAGCTCCTCCAGCTCGGTAGGGTCGAGGACTTCTCCCGAGGGCTGTTTGACCAGCTCCACGGGTATCCTCTTGTCCGTGCCACGTTGCACCAGCTGGAGCACCTTGCCTTGCTCGCTCTTACTTCCAAATGGTCGCATATAGTTATTTTTTGCTCGGGGTGGTTGGTTGCAGTGGCAGGCGGTCACCCCTCTACCGCCCGCCCTGCTGTTAGTTCAGTCGCTTGTAGCTATTGCCGTCGTACTCCAGCACCTCGCCTCGTGGCGCTCGTGTGGTAGGAGCTATTGACACGTGTATCCACGGTGCTCTCCCCGCTGGATGCTCGTTGATGAGCTGGTCAAAGCCTCCGTGCGAGCGTATGAGGCGGAATAGCCTCCCGATGTCCGTGATTTGCGCTGGTCGGATGTCCGCTGCTTGCCCCTTGACGTGCTGGCTGGTCACCGCCCCGCCCACCGCTCTGTTGAGCCGTGGAGAGCGGAAGCCCGAGGTGACGATGATTGGTTGCCCAAACTCCTCACGCACCTCGTCTAAGTAGTCCATTAGGCGGTTGAGGTCTTGTATTTGCTCGTCTGTTGGGTCGTTGGGGATGCCCCGAGAGATAGCCGTACCGCTGTGCGTCATCTCGGAGAGGGAAAAGTACTTGCTCATAGCTCCGCCTCCTTCTTCTTTTCCTCCTTCAGCGCCTTGAACTCGTCAAGGCTGACGTCTATATGTCGCTCCGTCTTCTCTATCACAAGGCGTCGCAGGGTCTGCCAAAAGCGCCCCTCGCTGTCCTCACGACACGAACCCATATTCTCCAAGATAGAGAGTAACTGTTCCCCACAGACTGCCGTTGTGAATATCATAGTTAGGGGGATAGAGTGCCCCAGCACATAATGCTCAAGGAGGTAGCCCAGCAGGATAAGGATTGCTCGCTTGGGAATGGTCTTTGTTACCGCCTTGCCGAAGGCTGAACTCTTGAACTTGGGCTTATTGTCGACCGCTTCGGGGTACTTCTTGTACACACGCTTGCTTAGGCGGAAGGCGGTAATAACATCGTAGAAGACGAATACCACCATTACTGCGAGCATCGGGAAGGTTGGGCGGAACACCGCCACAACCCAGCCGACTAAGCCTCCCGCACAACTGAATAGGGCTTTGTAGACCCACTGAACGTTTAATTGCATAGTCTTTGGTCTTGGTTTGGTTATAGTTTGTTGGTTAGTAGTTGTCGCCTATGATGGTGAAGGAGAAGTCAACGTCGTACGGCGCATTAAGAAGATGCGTGTAGACCTCAAATGAGTTGGCGGTCAGATTGCCGTACTTCGCACTTGAGCGTGAGTCTCTCCCCACGTCCATGCAGAATACAGCGTATCGTGTGTGCCCGAGGTTGTGCGTGACGAGAAACGTGCCACGCCCAGTGCGTCTGATAGTCATCCCGTCGGCACGTGCGCCATACTTGTACTCAAAGGATCCGCTCCCAGCGCTCACACGCCCTCCGAGCAAGATCCCCGAGGTGTCCATAGCTCCCCTCACTCGCAAGCCACCTGCAACCTCCAGCATCACGTTACCAGCGTTGCGGATAGCGCCACTCACGGCGTCCACGTAGGGCAGGCGTGAGCGGTCTGCGTTGATGTAGTGCTCCGCATCGTGGAAGACAAGGAAGCCCGACTGCGTGAGGTATGTGCCTCTATCTCGCCTGCTGTCTGAGGTCACACGGATGTCCGCACGCACATTCAGCTGGCTCTCCCTATCCACATAGTCCCCACGGAAGATGAGGTAGAAGGACAGTGTGCCGTCGGGGTTGACGTTGCCCGAGAATGAATATGAGCCACCAGCGGGGGATAGACGTACCTCGGGGGAGTAGGCGGGATAGCTTGGGTAAGGCGACGCACTCACCGCAAGAAAGCCCTTACTTGAATGTCCATAGCGCACACGCCCGATGAAGGTAAGCCTAACGTCGACCTTTGACGAGGCTGTGACGTATCTCCCGAGGTCTTGTGGCTGGATGATAACCTCTACTTCCTTGGCGCTTGGCGCTTGGTGGAATAGAATGTCTCTCCCATAAAGCCCCGTCAGTTTAACCTCGGGGAGATTTACGACCACGTCCTCCGTCAGCTTCCCTCGGCTGATCACCTTGAGGTCAGGGTGCGTGTCGCCAATCTTCACTGCGTAGGGGTTCTCAATGTCAGGGCTGTCCCTGTAGCGGTAGTTCTCAAGGTAGAGGTGGGAGCCTGCTGCGCCTTGCCCCTGCGGGTGGCGTATGTGGAAGTAGCCGAAGTCTGCGCTCCCGTCGTGGTGGATAGCCGTTTGGTACGTCTCGTTGCCCTCTTCTAAACCCTTGACGCCCGCTGCGAGGGCTGGCGCTCCAGCCTTACCGCTGATGTAGGAGCGGATCTTCCCGCTCGTGTCCTTAGCCCCGACGAGCGTACTCAGCACCACACCGCCCTGAATATCCGTAGTACCCTCGTGGATAGCTTCGTGCAGGTAGTCCGAGGGGTAAGGCTTCTCCCCACCGTCGGGGTGGCGGAACTTAATCTTGTCACTCACGATTTCTCCCGTATTTAGGTTAATGGTTGTGCTTCCGTCTGCCGACGTGATGCGCTCCGTGCGTATCTGGCTTGGCAGTACCTCTGTGAAGCCGTAGAGGCGAGAGAAGGAGCGTGCGCCAGTCTCGTCTGCGGAGGAGAGCAGGCCGAGCAGAAGGCACGTTGCCGAGCCGTCGTTAAGCTCTCGGGGGTTAGTGTCCACCACGAACGCCCCTGCGAGCGAAGCCCCTACCCCATTACTGCATCGTGCGTAGATGTAGTAGGACTTATTGGGGTCAGAGAGCGCAGGCGTACGCGTCTCTGGGAGCGTCCATACCTTCCCTGCATTAGGCTCAGAAGCAGAGAGCGTACGCGAAGGGTTGTACAGCCACTCTATCTGCCCAGCTGGCAAGCGCAATACCTGCGTATCCTTGTTGTACTCTGGCGTCCAGTTCGCAGGGGTCTTGAAGCGAAGTTGCGTCTGCGGGTCTCCTGCGATGAGCTGCATCGTCTTGATCGTGGCTGGGCTGATAGACGAGGAGAAGCGCTCAGCAGTCGCTCGTGCTATCTGCTCCGAAGCCTCCAACGCCTGCTTATAGTTGCGTGAGCCTTCTTGTCGCACCTCCTTCACCGCCTCCTCCTGCCGTGCGCCCTCTTGGCGCATCTGCTCTATGGTCGTGAGGATAGATGAAGCGGATACCCCAGTCCCCAATTCAATCTCGGGCGTTTCGGGGCTGATGAGATAGTCCTTAATCCCAGTGATGCGCAAGTCTACTCCGTAGGGGATTAGATCGGGGTCGGACAATCGAACGTACCCGCCGAGGCGGATAGCACCGCCCCTATTTGTCCAATCCTTTTTCGCCCATAATCCGTCAAGGTCGGCACGATAAACATATGGGTGCTGTGTCGCCTCGTGTAGGTGCTTGAGTGCACGACGAAGCAACTCCCACTCTGCACCAGTCTTAGTATTGTTATCACGGATGTAGGGGGCAGGAAGCTCCACAGAAAATACCGCGTACTTGTCGCCAGCCTTAGCGATGTACGGAGCTTCTGGCATCCATACCCCGTCTACCTCCTTACCGATGATGGTAAAGCGTCTGTCCTTGTGGGTGTACTCCGCCTCGAACGTCTGCCCAGCGAGCATACCGCTTTGGAACGCAATGGTAAGAGGCTGGTTCGGGATAAGGCACTGCGTATAGTCAAGTGTGGCAGGTATAGAAGTGTCGGTAAAGGCAAACAAAGGGTGCTTATCCTTCGTCTCGCCCTTGAGCTGCTCAAACGTCGTCACGCTACCCACTCGAGAGGGGTAGATGTCGGTAGCGTCTAAGCTACCCTCGCCACCCGTGAGCCCCTCCGTCTGCACACGCTCCACATAGTCGCCATTTGGGCTAACCAAGTATAGTGCCTGCGTTCTTGTATTGTACCCTGCTTCTCCTGCAAACCTATCCCCATCAAAGAATACGGATTCGCCCTTAGGCATGTGCAGGGTCTTTGAGCCGTACCTATCGTTGCGGATGTTGCGATCTGACCCCCGCACATACAGACGCTGGATAAGGGTCTGGCGCTGGTCGTTCTCACGCTTCAGCCCCGACTTCAACCCCTTATCCTTCCCATAGGCAAGGGGTAGTGGGCTGGTGGCGTTCGCCTCAATCTTCCCCAGTCGGATAGCCTTACCCTCTGCTACCCACTCAGTATCGAAGGTTTTGGCGATAAGACCCAGCGCACTAAGGCAGTCCGTATGGTCGTAGCTGATGAGCTTCTCGGGAGCGTCAAGGCAAGACGCAATAGTCCACTTCTCCGCCTCGGTGTCCGCACCGCTCGCTGCATCAATGAGCATTCGCAGATGCTCCTCGGGCTTCGCAGTGAGGTTGAACTTCACCGCCCCATCTGTGCGGTGCTTCATTCGCCACAGGCGCAGGCGTTCACAGGGCGCACCAAGCGTTAGCGAATGATGATAAGACTTGTCGTTATGCTTCGTGATGACTGCAGGGGATAGCAGTGTGTAGGTAGCCCCCTCGAAGCGAATAGTAGCCCCCACGGGGATAGTCGTAAGGCGGTCAGAGACAAATGTGAGGTGGATCCTGTCCTCCCCCGAAATCTTCCTATATCGGTAGCTCGTGTCCTCGGGGGTAACGCTCGTTAGCGGTCGCCCATTGACGAAAAATGCAATAGTCATAGTCGGCTCGGTTGGTTAGTATGATGCTTCGCTCGCTTCGTACTTGCGCTCCTCTCGGATGTCATCGAGCGTTCTATCTGGGTCGCTCGTCCAGTTGAGGAAGGCTATGCCGTCACGCTGGGAGATAAGCCCTGCGGAGAGCGCCTGCGCAATGTTCTGTATCGTATCCTTCTCGTCTGAAATCTCGAAGGGCTGTATCTCTACCTTCGGGACGATGCTCATAAGAGCCTCGGCAAGGTCGGGGCGCATCACCGAAGCGAAGGATCGAAGCACAGAAAGCTCGCGGAGCAAGAACACCTCCAGCTCGCCAGCCTCGTCTAGCACCTTGAGCTTCGCATCAATGTAGAGTTGCTTACGGCTCTCGCCACTCATTGGCGTGCTTTTCATCTCGCTGTGCGACCAGTCGGGAAGCTGGAGCGCATCGAAGAACGTACTGCGCAGCGTCTGATAGTGGAATTTTAGGCTGTCGGGAGCGCCATCCCACGTGACATACTGCATGCTTGAACCCTTGGGAAGCTCGAAGATTGAGCGGAACTCGCTGTCGCTATCCTTCTCGTAAACCCCGTCCTCGTCTTCCTCCTCGACTTCCTTGTCGTGGATTACCGCAAGAAGGGGCTTTGCGTTGCGTCGCAGGTAGTTCCCGTTGCGAGATAGTGAGAACTCCATCTCGTCTACATTGCTCGACATGTCCTCCCATGCAGGCGCAGGGCGGTAGATGTACACCGCTGGTATCTTGTCCAGCCCATGAGGTGCACGGCTCTCCAGTCGCCACTCATTGCCGTCAGCTGTATAGATGATGCGCTCTCTGTCCGTCAGCGTCTCGAGGTATATAGTGCCACCCGAGCTATACTGCACCGAGAGGGCGACAAGGTCACCGAACGCATCGAAGAGTGGGAATATCTGATGCCCATCCATTGGGCTAAATGTGCGCTGTCGCAGCGTCACGATGCTATTAAACCCATAAGCGGTCGTAGGCTTCTCGACTGCGTGCCAGATGGTGGCCACCTCGCAACAAGCGAAGTACTTCCTCCCCCTGGTGCGGTTGAGTGCGTCGATACGCAAGGCGTTGTACAGGCGCTCGATGAGCTTGGCTGCCTCCTTCTGCTTGTCGTCGTCAGCGGTGTAGCTTCTCGCCACTGGGGTAGCAAAGCAAAGCTCCGCAGTACGAAGAGCTGCGAGCTTCTGAAAGGGGAGAACTACACGTGTAACCTTCTCCTCCTTGTTCGCATCCGTGATGATGTCGGGGTACTTTGACTTGCTAAGGACTGCATGCTCCCGAGGATCATACGCCTTTCGTAGCTCTTCCCACGGGGGGACTATGATGTCCTTCCTTTTGAGAGCCTCTACCGCATCGCCTGCGGGTAGCTCTAAAATCTCGGCTATATTCTTAAGCTCCATATACGTAGGTTGTTGGTCTTACGTATAGTTACGAAAATAAAGAGAGCGAGGCGGAAAACTGCACCCTTTTATCTGCTGATTTATAGCGCATTTGACCGACTGCACAATACGCAAGAGAGCCGCCCAACGCTGGTAGGACGGCTCTCTATTCGGTTGGATTGGCTAGTCTTTGAGCTTTACCCCTCGGGTCTGAATGTCAGACACGCCACGCTGGAGTGCCTGCACGTCCTCCCTTATCCCCTTTAGGTGAGAGGTATTGTCGTTGATAGCTGCGAGGTGTCGGAGCTGTTCGCCCGCAATAGAGTAGAGGCCACGCACGTCACTCTGTATCTCGCTCGTTAGCCCCTGCATCGAGCGTAGTAGTCCGTTGTTCTCGTCTACACTCTCTTGCGAGGCTTGGGCTATCCCCCTCTTCGAGGCTTGGTGGTCAGCCTGCGAAGCCCCCAGCGTGTCGGTCAGTTGCTCTTGCACCGCCTTCATCGCTGCGGTATATGCAGGGACAACCTTTGCGCCTACCTCCTTCATATCTCGGGTGAGCGAAGTCGTGAGATTGGCCACCGCCTTCGGGTCAAAGCCCACGGCAGAGAACTTAGCCTTGTATCGGTCATAGATGTCTAGGATAGGCTTCATTAAGAACTGCTCGGTGAGCTGCCTCTTCACAATGTCACGCATAATGTCGCCCACCTTTCTGTTGAACGCCTCGGCGGCGTCCTCCCCACGTTCAAAGGCGGAGGCGATAGCATCCCCAAGCTCGTCGGCCATCTTGGAGAAGTCGCCACCCAGCACGTCCTCGGTTAGCTTGTTGATAACCTCGCTCTGCTTCTCGCCCAGCTCCGCCAGCTTGCGCCTATACTCATCCACCTTGCCTGCGTCCGTCTTTTTCTTCTTCTGCTCCGCATTCATCTGCTGGGCTACCGCAAGCTGTTGCTCGCTCATCGCCTTTAGCTGCGCACGTGCGTTGCTGTACTTGTCCGCCCCGATAGCTTTGTTCGCAGAGTAGGCTACCTTCTCGTATACTGCAGAGAGCCTGCTGGCGGCTTCCTCGGTGCGCCTGTTGAGGTACGCCACGACTGAGCCAATGTCGGAGATTGTACCCTTGTACTCCCCGACCTTGCTTTTCGCACGCTCGAGGGCTTCGGTCACTGCTTCGTAGCTATTCACCACACGCTCCAGTTGCATAGTGCTTGCGTGGTCTACCTCCCACTGCAGAGCATCTATCCTACCCTGCAGCGCCTTTATCTCCTCGTCACGCTTGCTGTCGTTGTTGAATAGGTTGGCTATCGTCTGGGCTACCTGCATAGCCGCCGAGATGACCGCAAGGATGACCGTTGCACGCTCTACCGTCTTCATCGCCGTAGCACTAGCCGTGGCGGTTGCCTGCATCGAGGTAGCGGATGTCTGCGTGAGTTGCAGGATAGAGTTAATAGCACCGAACGCACCAGTGGCGATAGATCCTACACTCTTGAGGAGCTTTCCAGCTGTACCGCCAACCGCCTCGCCCAGCTCATCGAAGCTCTTAGTGCCCTTGTCGATGATGTCGGAGAGGTCTTTCCACTGCCTAATGGTTCGTGCCTGTGGTGCAGCCTTGTCTCTTGCCGTTGCCTTCTCGAGAGCCTTGGAGAGGGCGTCCACCTTAGCACGTGCCTCCGCAACGCTTGCGCCATCTACCCCAGAAGCCCCATTAAGTGCTTCGAGCTGCTCCTTCGCCTGCTCCAATGTCGCCTGCAGTTGCTCCAGCGAGAGCGTCGCTATCTGCTCCATCCACGCCTTGAACGCCTCGGAGCGACCTGCGAACTCGCTGTCAATAGCAGAGAGGGCTTCACGCTCCTTGCGGTTGAGCTCGTCCTCATTGCTCTTCCCCGCCCCATCGTGGTAGGCGGTGCGCCTGCCCTCGGCATCATGCTGATAGAGGGCTTCACGCCTGCGGGCATAGTCCTCTGCGACCTTCGCTCTCCGCTGTTCGTAGCTCTCTGCTCCGCTGATTAGCTTCTCCCAGTGTTCTCTCTGCTCCTTTAGCTCGGCTTCTCTGTGGATGCGCTCCTGCTCTGCAAGTAGAGCTCGTGCGCTCTCCCCAAGATTGTCCTTAGTATACTTCGTTGGGTCGAACACCTCGCCCTTATCCTTAGCTTTGGGGTTAGCAGCTTCCCACTTCTTGCGCTCCTCGGTGCGTAGAGCCTCGACAAGCTCCGACTCTTGCTTGATGCGTGCCGCCTTGCGCTTCTCCGCATTGAGCTTGAGTACCGCTTCTTCCTTCTCCCATCCGTCAGCCATCGTGGCTACTCGCTCCTCCTGTTGCTTGAGCAGTCGTTGTCGTTCGTCCTGCGCCTGCTTCTCATCGAGGAGCTGTAACTCTACCGCACGTTGCTTGCGCTCTGCCACCTCGTGCTGGGTGTTCTTCTTGGCGGCGCTTCCACCGCCTGCTCCTCCGCTCTTCTTCGGCTTGAGGCTGTTCCCAGTGAGCGTTTCGTAGGTCTTTGCATACTCCTCCTGCTGCTTCTTCAACCCTTCGATAGTCTTAGCCTCCTCGCCAGCTCTGATACTGGCATCCTTGCCCGCACGTATCTTGGCGATTTGCTCGCTGGCACGCTTGTACCCTTCCGCTGCCTTCTTCGCTGCTTCGGCTACATTGCCCTGCGCCTTCTCCGCCTTAGTGGCGGATACCTCGATATCTCCGTATAGGGCGTTGATCTCCTTGATGCGTGCCTCCTTGCTATCCTTAGACAGACGGAGCTTGTACACCGCATCGTTGAAGTCATACACAGAGCCTAGAGACTCGCCAGCTGCGTCCATCTTCCTACGGAACTGCTGAACAAACTCCTTGCTAAAGCCACGCCCGCTCTCGATAGCAGCACGCACTTGTGCGAACTGCTTGTCTCCGACTTCCGCACCGTACGCTTTCTGGAGCTTATCGCGCACCTCCTTTAGTAGCTTCGCATCCTTTTCATAGGAGCTATCCCCGAGGTCTTTTATCGCCTGCTCTCTGTGGCGTGCCATAATGGACTTACGCACCTCAGTAGTGAGTGCAGTATAAGCACCTGCAAGGTCGTTCACCTCGAGACGCTCCTTTACAAGTGCGCTAACCGCCTGCGGGGCTTTGGCTATGAACTCCTGCTTCTTCTCGTTGTACTTAGACAGAGCTTCGTTATGTTCCTTTTGGCTCTTAGTTCCGTCCTCGGTAGCCGTCTTAGCCTCCTTGAGCGAGCGGTAGAGGTCATCGATTACTGCCTTTTCCCCCTCATACTCTCGCACCGCCTCAGTGTGGCTCTCCTTGAGCTTGCGTGTCGCCTCCTCGGCTGCCGTCTCATAGGTCACCAGCTCATAGATACCATACGCGAGTGCAGCGACTGCGGCAGCAGCTAAGGCGTAAGGGTTCGCCATCAGCACCGCATTAAGTCGAGCGGTCACCCCTGTAAGCGTGGTCTTTGCTGCTGAGAGCACCCCCGTTGCGGTAGCCTCTGTCGTCTTGCTTGCCGTGGCAATTGCGTTGAGTTGCGCCTCGGTGATTGTAACACCTACGGCAGCTTGTTGCGTCACCAGCTGTTTACGCAGTGCAAGCGTGTAAGCCTCAGTGCCAATGGTAAGCCCCTGCTTCTGCACCATCGCAAGGCTCTCCACGCTTAGCAGGGCTTCAAGGCTTCGGGCTTCTGCCACCCACGCAGAGGCGGAGCGTGCCTTGTCGAGGGCTGCGGTAGCCATAATTACAGCCTTGTAAGCACCAACAGCGGTGACTGCTGCGAAGATAGCCTTAGTCAGCACCTCCCAATTCTCTACTGCGGTAGTCGCAATGCCGATACCCGCACCGATGATACCCTCGGTGCGCTCGCCCATCTGGTTAAGCATCTGCTCGTAGGCATCTGAGAGTGCACCCAGCTGACCTCGAAGCGTCTTACTCTGCCCCTCGAGGTTGCCATAGAACAAGCCGCCCGCACTCGTTGCGCTAAGCAGTGCGCCCTCGACCATATCGATAGAGATAGCACCCTCTTCCATAGCCTTCTTGAGCTCCGCCATAGACTGCCCAGTGGTGCGAGAGATTTCAGCAAGGGGGTTGAACCCTGCGTTAATCATCTGATTGAGGTCTTGACCCATTAGACGCCCAGTGCTACTCATCTGCGAGAAGGCAAGGGAGAGGCTTTGCAGCTTGTCTCCAGATCCTCCCGATATGTCGCCTAATTGTTTGATGATAGGCACAACCTTACTCCCTTCAATACCGAAGGACAGCATCGTCTGTGAAGCACGGACGAGGTCGCTCAAGTCCATGGGCGTCTCCGCACCGAAGCGGGTAAGCTCGCTTAGCACCTCCTTAGCTTTGGATGCCGAGCCGAGTAGCGTGGTAAACGAAGCCTCGAAGCCTTGGAACTCCGCACGTGTCTGAACGATGCTGCGAGCAAATCCCAGTAGGGCGGTCGTCCCGAAGGTAGCCGCTATCGTCTGCCCTACTCGAGAGAACGCCCCCTCCATCTGCGACACAGACGCCTCGATAGGCTCGGTCTTTTCCACCACGCCATCGAGTGCGGTAGTAATCTCCTTGCCCATCTTCCCGATAGCAGGGGTGAGCGTGGAGAGCTTCTTATCCATGCTTGCAAGGGCTGCGCCTATGTTGTTGCCTGCTGTCGTGGCTGCCGTGGCGACCTCTCCGAAGCCCTGCGACATCTTGGCGGTGAGTGCGTCAATGTCCGCGCCTGCCTCGGTAGCCTTCTTGCCTATCCTCCCGAACTCCTGTTGTAGCTCTTGGCTCTTTGCCTTTGCTTGGCTATCATCCAGTGTGACCTTGAAGTCAAGCCCGCCATCTATTGGGGTATTGCTCATAAGTAGAAATCCTTTAAATCATCATTCGTTAATGTCGCTGCATCCTTGACCTCCTCAGCTGGCTTGCTGTCCTCCTTGTAGCTTGGCGCGGTGGCGAGGTAGAGCACTAGGTTTTGGTAGCTCATCTTGTAGAGGAGGTACTCGGGCGTCACCCCGAGGTACTTAGTCGCAGATGCCATTAAAGCCCACGGGCTGTCGTTGTCTGTTCCACCTTCGTCGGCTTCGCTACCCTTATTGCGCTGAGGAAAGTGGTAAGAGCGAAAAAATCACGCACCTCCAAACGCTCGGTAAGGCGCAGGAACGCGAGAGCGAGGTCGGACACCCCGTGCTTCGCCTCAATCTTTCGTGCGAGCTTCTCCACTGGGTCACCCTTGAGCAGGCGAAGCACACGCTCCAGCATCGAGGGGAACGGAGCAGGCGCACCGAGGATGAGCAAAGAGATAGCACGCGACAATCCGTGGGCGTGCCGTGCCGTACGTAGTGCGGTGATAACTGCCGAACTATCCTCGCTCGCTGGCTCGAGCATCTCATCGGGGAGCTTACTCAGCTCATCGCTTACACTTATCAGCGTGGCGAGCGTGGGTGGTGCCACCTTGTACACCTCTTCCCCGATAGTTATCTCTGTAACACGTTGGAGTATTGCGTCTGCTGTCTTTGTTTCAGTCGTTGCCATAGTTGGTTGGTTAGTATGCTAGTCTGTATATCTTTCCCTTGTCGAGCTTTGCGCGCTTCTTCTTGTCTAGTATCTCGGTGAGTACGACATAACGCACCGCGTCGAGAGCGTGGTTGAACGCATCTATGGGCTGGTCAAGCCATCTGCCGTCGTGTGACTGCCTCCACGTGTAGCTGCGTAGCTCCTTGCGGAGGTTGTTAGATCGCTTTGTAACGTAGATTTTCATTGAGCGCATCTTGTCGATACCAGCCTTAATCGAATCTGCGCCCTTTGTCGCTGGGTGAATGTCTATGCCCCTGCGTGCTATCTCAGCTATCGTGCGAGGCTCTGCGCTATCGGCTATCACCTTCACCCCCTTTGCTCCAGCTCGTAGCAGGTCGGCAATATCTGAGGCGAATAGCCCCGACTGATAGATAAGCTCATCGAGGTAGAGCGCGTCATCAGTATACCCTACAAGGATAGCGGTGGTAGGGTCGTTGGTGAAACCGAAGTCCATACCCACACGTATGTGGCGCAGTCCCTCGGGGAGCGCATCGATAACCTCGTGCGAGGGATACACCAGCCCCTCCACCTGCGCCTGCTGACCCTCGCCATACACACGCCATAGACTGGGGTTCGTCTCCTTCAAGGATAGCAGGTTGTCGATGATAGTCTGCTCCAAGAAGGGGTTATCACGGAAGGTGGTTATGAAGTGATACGTGCGCTCGTCCCTGTTGAGGGCGCAGAGCCAGTGGTCTTCGCTGAATGAGGGGTTGTAGTCGAGGACGCAGAAGCGGGTGGTGCGCATTCGTAGCTGTTGCCACTCAATCTCCAGTAGCTCGTTCGCCTCATTGACGAACAGCACGTCACGCTTGCGCCCTCTGAGCTTCTGTTCGCTGTCGGTGCTGATGAAGTCTACTACCGAGCCGTTGGGAAGCGTGTAGATAAGCTCGCTCTTGTTGAACGCCTTTTCGTTCCACAACTCCATGCGGAGCAGTATCTCCTTGAAGTCGATAAGCACCGAGCCTTTGAGGGCTGGCAGCGTACCACGGACAATCGTTAGGCGTGTCTTAGGGTGCTGGGCTAGGTAGGTGATTAGGTAGATGAGGATATTGTACGTCTTCCCCGAGCGTGACGACCCTTGGGCAGAGATAACTGTCTTCCCTGCCCGCAGAGCCCTGTCGAGGATGCGCACAATCTTATTCGCCCTTATCGTCATCTGCGTCTACAATCTCCACACGGATAGAGGGTATCAAGTCCTTACCGCCAGCCCCAGTGACCTCGGTGCGTTCGCTGTACCCTCTGGAGCGCCCCCTCGTCTTGAGATAGAATATGATGGAGGTCACGTCACCTTCGTCTATCTTGTTCATCAGTGCGCTCTCTACGTGGTCTACCTGTATCTCACGAAGTGCATCTACTGCGCTTGCGAACTCTGCGTCCTCGTTCATCCAGCGGTGGAACGTGCAGCGAGCAATACCTGCAACTTCGCAGGCTGGGTGGATAATCCCCCTGCTCGAAGCGAGGGCTTCCAGCATCTTCTGCTTTCGTGCGTCCTTGGCTCGCTTGGCTTCGCTCCCCTCTGGGCTTGGCCCTTTCTTCCGACCTCGGGTGAGCTTAGACTTGTCGGGGGCTGCCCCTTTCGCCTTCTTTTCTGCCTTTTTATCCATAGTCTTGTTATTTGCTATCAGCTACTTACGTATAGATACGAAAAAAGGGGCAGTGCGCCCCTTTTCCGTTAGATTAATCCCTGCTTTATTGCAGAGTGATACTTTTCTGGCGTTGTTGTCTCGATGGTGATAGTCGAGTAGCCGCGCTTTAGGACTATTCGGTGCAGTCTCCCCTGCGCTTTCTTCTCTGCTATCACCCGAGCCTTTACGGCATCGAGACACCGCTCCCGCTCTGTTTGCTCCTCGAGGTTGATATACGACCTCTGCTGGTACATACGCTTCTTAGCGGCGTAAGTAGTATCGGTCTTTCCCATAGGCTTAGTAAGTTAGTTACTCTTTGGGCGTGGCGTGTAGTGCATCGAGGAACGCTTCGGCTACCGCCTTTCCGTACTTATCGGAGAATACTCCGTGGAAGCCGATCGAGAGGCGTGTACCCCTCATCGAGAAGATAGCCCCAGTGGCTTCGTCTATGCCAATCTGCAAGCCCCTTTGAAGCGTCGTCCATTTGATGCGTGACTTTGTGTCCATACCCTTATCTGATTAGTCCGACTGCATCGATTAAGCGCACCGAGGTAGCCACGCTGTCCGTACCGCTCTCTGCGGTGTGGCAAGCCTCGACCACCCCCAGCCCCTTTACCAGCACCCTCTGTGATGTCGCCTTACCCCTGCCGTCCGTAAGCCCAACGATATAGTAGTGATAGCTCTCTCCGTCTACGTCAAGCCCGATAGCCTCGGACACCCCGAGTGGCTTGAGGCTCTTTATCTCTACGGCATCAGAGGAGAGGCTGGCGAGGTGGTCTAACACCTTTGCCTCCGCTTCTGTGTAGGAGAGTGCGTCTACAAGGTATGTCTCTGTGACCTTCTTGTCGTCTAAGTTGCCGTACGCAACTCGTGATAGGAATAGTTCCATTTTGTTAAGTATTTGCGTTTTTCGTTACCTATTGCTTTGCATCCTCCCACTTGAGTAAGCTCCAGACGTTCCCTGCGTACAAGTCCCAGAAGAACGCTTTAGCCTCTTCGAGCGTCTTGGCTTTGAGCTTCACCACCTCAAAGTCTCGCCACTGACCAACGATGTAGCCCAAATAGCCAGCCCCCTCAATGTGGTGTACGTAGAAGCTCATACCTATACCCGTGTGCGCTTCTATCATATCATCCGTCCCCGTCTTGCGCCAGCAGAGAGGCTCAAGCTCACGTTCTAATTGCTCTTGCGTCATATCTGTTGCTCTTAGTCGTTAATGCCGAGCAGTCGGCAGGCGCGCTCTATGCGGTCTTCATCAGCGAGCCTCTTTATGTCATCCACGCTGGTGTCGTTGTGTGCGCTAAGTACTATTTCATACGGGAGATGCATATACTGCACTACATCTATTGTGCTTAGATACAGCGCGGCACGTGTCCGATTGCCATTATCGTCAAACACCTCCCGAATTGTGTAGAATACATCTGCATCTGCTGATACCTCCATAAGTTCAGCGTAGTGGTCTACCACCTTCTCCCCGTCCCTATCAAACGGGTCTGTGCAGCTCCACTCCAGCGGGTGCTCTTTTAGCTGTTGCTTTACTTCTTCGCGTGTCATAGTTCGTTGTGTTGTTTAGCGTTATAGTACATGCTCCAGATCTGCCTCGGTGACGCCCCATATTTCGCTGTAACTGCCTTTGTGCTTTGACACCCTGAAATAGCTATTTAGATGTATGAACCTGTCGGTGTGTCTTTTGACGAAATAGCCCTTTCGGAGAAAAGGCTTCAGTAGCTCATAGAGCTCTCCATCGTTGAGGTAGAGACCCTCATACCCCTTGTCTGTTTTGCTGTCAAACCTGTACACCCCCTCCTCTTTGAGCGCTTGGGTGATCTCGGCTCTGAGCTTATTGAGGCGCTCCCACTTTCGGTCGTTTTGCTCTATGTCGGGGGCTTCGTCTGCTGGCTTCTTCTTGTTGCTTGTTGCTCCTATGGTATGGCCTGCGAGGAAGGCTATCACGAGCATTGCTACTATTTCTATTGCGTCCATATCTCTTGCGTTTGTAGAGTGCGCCCCGCCGTCCCAGGCGCTGAAGGTATAGCGTGCGGTTTCCCGCCAGCAGGGCGCACTCGTGGTTAGTTCTGTTCGTTGCGTTCGCTCTTTAGCTTGTCGAGGGCTTCTATCGCTTCCTCCCACTCACCACCGAAGACGTAGGTAATGGCGCTCTGTGCTGTGTCGCTTAGTGGCACTTCCTTCACTATCTCCCGTAGCTCTCTGAGGAGCTCGGTGTAGTCCTTCGTGTCAGGTTTAAATCCGAGAGATTTGGCTTCGCGGCAATACGCCCATGCCAAGGGATAGTTCAAGCGACTTTTGCATACAAGAGCTTCTACAACACCACGAAGGGCGCTCCCACGGAAGAAGTCAATACGATAGGTGACAAGCAGATTGTCACACCATGATCTCAGTATCTCTTTTTGTTCTTTGGTCATAGCTGTGTGTGTATTTAGTTGTCTTGCTTCTGTCGTTCCTTCCTCAGCTGGTGGTTCTGTGTGCGGAGGGCGTAGTTCTCGCCCTTCACCCGCTCGAGCTGCTGGTGGGGGTAGTAGTTGTGCTTCGTTAGGCTCTCCCGTAGGTCGTCCTTTGACCTTCGGAGCTCGGTAGCCTCGCTTTGAAGTTTGATGATGGCGTGCCACTGCCCGAGGCATAGCCCACTTAGTGACAATATGATTATCGTTGTTATATCCATGCTGATCAGTTGTGTTTGAATAGTCGGTACACCTGCTCCACCTGCCACTCCTTAAGCTCTTTCTTTGCGTCGTCGATGGTAGGCGTGATCCGTTCGATTTCGTCCCCTGGGAAGGATGTACGTCTAGCGATTGCGAGGTACTTACCACCGTACTCTTGGATGTATGCATCGATGGGTAGCCCAGTCTTCGCTTGGTAGTACCCTTCCTCGAAGTCCACCCACACAAGGTCTCTCAGCTGTGCCTCTATTTGCTCTCGGGTGACCTCGTTATTCTTTCCGTTGCCACTGCGCTCATACAACAGCGTGAGCGTCACTGCGATTGACCATACTAACAGCCCACTGCAGGCGATGATGAGCAGGTCGATGATGTTGTCCGTTGTCATTGTCGTTGCTATTTGATGATGTGTGATAAGATGTGTTTGATTACTTCTACTGTCCAGCCGTTGCCGAGCATCTTGTAGGCTTGCGTGTCGGAGCACCCCCACTTATACCAGTCGGGGATAGTCTGCAAGCGTGCGCACTCGGTGGGGGTGAGCCTCCTCAGAATTCTATCCGTCATTACGCACGGCTGTCCACTCCCGTCGTTTCTCGCACGAGCAGGTATACAGGGGGCTTTGCCTCCTACCATTTCTCTGAACCCTCCATCCACCTTGTGAGTGCGCCATGTTCCTACCGACAGCTCTACTACTGGTTGGTTGTTACCATCGTCACGTGACTGTGCGTTTAAGCACGGTGATTTCATTGTCTTCATCCTTCGGAGCTCTATTCCGCCAAAGAACCTCAGAGACCCAACCGAAAGAACGCCCTGCTGCTTGTTCGTGCTTTCAAGGGCATCCTCGTTGAGAGAGAGGTTGCGCATATAGTATTTCTCGTCCACTTCATCGTCGAGGATGTCTCCAATATAGATGCCTCGGTCGGCAGGCTGGGGAATGTCCGTGAGCAACTCGCCCCATATCCCCTCGCTCTTCGTCTGTATGTTGCTCCAATAGAGGCGCACCCTATTCTGAGCAGACACAAGGGCGGAGTTAATCACAACGGGTCTAATACCGAGGCTTTCGTTTATCTTCGCCTCGTCCGCTGGGCGCATCCGCACATTCTCAAGGAGGTACTTTGCGTTGGGGTTGAGCGTTTGCACATGGTGCAGGATGTCAAGGAACACCCAATAAAGCCTGCTTCGTGGGTCATCGTGACCGAGCATTTTACCCGCTAAGCTAAAGCCTTGGCAGGGCGAGCCAGCGAGGAGGAGGTCTATCTCAGACCACTCGATGTTCCACTCTCGCCACTTCTCCACGTCTCCGAGCTGGATAGTCTCGGGGAAGTTGAGCTGCGTCTGAGCGATAGCGTGCTTGTCTATCTCACTGGCATAGTACCTTTCAATAGGCACGCCCAGCTCTCGCAAGGCTATCTGCCCGCAGCTCATTCCGTCAAAGAGTGAAAGTACTTTCATTCTGTTGCCATTTGATTTATTTCTTCTTCCCTACTTCCACGTCAAACTCGACATAGTCGCCTTTCCTGATGCTGTCGTAGGCTTCCTTTGGGACGACTGCCGAGTAACGATCAACGCTGAATACCCCGTAGTCGTAAAACACCACCACATAGGCGGTATCTCGCCCTTCCATTCGCATGTGCTTCCCGACAACATGCCCAATTCTGTATGGCGAGTTATTATTGCAGGAGGCGCAGACGATAGAGAGGAGGGAGGTAAGGAGAAGGTGCTTCATCATTGCTTGTCTGTGGTTGGTTTCGGGTTCATCACGGGCTTCGTGCGCAGCAGTGGTTGTGGCACACGCCCCAGCGTTGTAGGCTTAGCCGTGGGTGCTTGATACTCACCCTTGGTCAGCACCTTCTCTGCGAGCTTGAGCGTGAAGTCGCTGACCTTGCCAAGCATCTCGAGGAGCTTGTGTTGCTGTTCGCTGACGAAGGAGAAGTAGTGTTCTACCTCGCCCTGCATCTTGGAGATGTCTCGGGCTTCTTGCTTTCGGGCAGCATCCATACGCTCAAGAAGGCGCAGGCGTGAATGTAGCGTCCATAGGAAGTAGCCCATCACGAGCAGGCCTGCAAAGAGTAGTAGTAGTGTGATTGTCATTTGTCGAATAGTTTGGTAGGTGTTGCGATGTGGTGGATAGCGAGGAGTAGTGCATCTCGCTCCTCTTGGTTAGTGCGGGACTGCTTGCTCTTCGGGAGCGTCAGATTGTGATGCCTACATACTCCGAGTATTTCGGAGTGTGAGACTTTACCGCCAGTACCCCTCCAGTGCTTGAGCAGGGGCTTTTGGCAGATTAGCGGAAAATCTTTTGCCTGTATCGCATCTCGGAGAAGCTCGCCAACCATAGCGCACCGACCGAGGCTGTACCCCTTCTTGGCTACCACTCTGTGGTTATCTTTTGGTGATGCGTGCCAGTTGTGGGCGGTACTCCAGATGTCCTCGAGGACAAAGCGGTAGGAGTATTCAGTGTCTAGGTACTTCTCGTCCTCTTCGCATCGCCATTCATCGAGCAGGTCAAGCACCCTCAGGAATGGTAGCGTCTCAAGGTGTACGGAGCGGTCGTTGAGATTGACGACCGCCCACCCAGAAGCCTCTGTATCTGGGTCAATCCCGACGATAAGAGGCTTCTTCGTGGTAGTCGCAGTACTCATTAGAACGGGAGTTCGTCAGATTGTACTGGGGCTTGTGGCGGCGTCTTCGCCTTTGCCGTGGCAGGAGCTTGCTCTGGCTGTGTCTGCTGTTCTGGTAGCCCAACGCCGTTTTCAACCTTCCACGCTCTGACAGAGGTGTACCATCGCCCGTTAAACTCCCTGCTCTCGATGTCGATGAAAGCAGTTACCTCCTGACCAACCTGCACGGGGTACTTGGCCACATTGTCGCCGAACACCTCAAAGCACACTTTCTTGGGGTATTCTCCCAGCGTCTCAAGGATGTACTCCTGCACCTGCCATTGGTTGCCAGCCTTGCTCGTCCCAGTGCGAAGTGGCAGGGCTTGTAAAATTCGTCCAGTAATTTTCGATTCGTTCATGTCTATGTGAATTAAATTGCGTCTATTCTGATGCCTTGATTAGCCCCCTGCGTTTCCATTCGTCAAGAGACCAAAAGCAGGTAAAAGGGGACTTGTCCCAGCCTCCCTCATCGCCGCCACTCTGGTTGTGAGTTACGTTTTGTAAGCTCACCAGCTTTATCTCGCTGTAGTTTGGGTGTCCTTTGAACCGAGAGTACACGATGGGTGATGTCGCACCAATCTTTGATGCGTACTCCTCGCATGCCTTTGTGATTGTCATCCCCTCCTCCATCACCAACCGCTCCATCTCATCGAGGAGCTCTGGTGGAAGTTCTATCTTGTTTGGTGGTGTTATTGCCATGTGTCTTTCCGTTGCTTTCTGTGGTCGGGAACTCCGACAAGCTGTATCTCGATGCAGTCGCCACGAAGGCGAGAGACGGCTCTGTCGCCGTAGCGCTGCAGCTCTGACCACGGGAGGTTTGTGGTGGCAACAATCGGCGCATCTCTGTAGCCAAAGTCTGAGCGCTGGTTGATGAGGTCTGCGAGGCTCGCTTTGTTCCCGTATCGCTGGAAGGTGGCTGGCTCACTGCCAAGGTCGCCGATGTGAAGCACTCGGTAGCTTAGCGCCGTATACCTGCCATCTTCGCTGTCGATGTAGTCCGACATGTGCCAGAGTGCGTGAGTGTCGCCGTTCCAGAGGAAGGGCTTCATAACCCTGCGACTACTACCGCCATCATAGAAGGGGCGGTGCAATCCCAGCATATCGCTAAGCTCTCGGAGGAGAGATACCAGCATCGTCTTTCCCGTGCCAGTCTCACCCATCACAAGCAGCCCCTTCATCGGGTCGTCTATCTCTGGGTGAGGCAGAGCCAGTAGCCACGAAACGGCCTTGATGTAAGCTCCGGTGCTAATCTCGTCTAGCTCGAAGTTGGGGGTAGCCCACTGACCGAGTGCCACGATGTAGCTAAAGGCGGTGCTTATATCAATCTCTTTGTACACGTCGTACACCTGCCTTTGCGGTAGCCCCTCGATGCGCTCCGCCTGTATCTTCTTCACGAAGTCTGAGGCGAGGGGGAGTGCGCTTGTCTTTTGTGGTGATTGTTCTGCGTTGCTCATTGTCTTGTCTTCATTTCGCTCATTACACGCCTTGCCATCTCGGCTGTCTTAGCCTTGTACGCCTTGACCTCCTCGCTATCCTCTCGGCTAGCCTGCTCCGCCTTCTCCTTCGCCCACATGTCGTTGGAGTAGCCGTGCGAAGCTGGAGGCGGTGAGGAGGGCTTAGAGGCGTGGTTGTCTCGATAGCACCCCTCTACAACCTTAGCAAAGTTGTCAGCCCTAACCAACCACGAAAGGTTCGCCATAGCCTTGTTGCCTCGGAGGAAGGTAGACGCCTTAGCCTCTTCGAGCATCTTCTTGAAGAGTGCTATTGCGTTTAGCGTGGTGGCTATCGTGGGGCGCTCCTTGGAGTTCCCGTCGGGGCGGTCGGGCATCAGCGCGAAGAAGAGCTCCTGCCCATCTCTGCATATCGCCCGACTTAGCACCATAGGCTTAGCGAAGTCCTCCTCGCCTGCAGTAGCCTCCTCATAGAGCGCCTTCCACACCTTGCCATAATCTCGCATATCGGAGCTAGGGTACATTAGCGAGCTAACCATAGAGCGAAGCGAAGTATCCTCTATCGCCTCTAACTCGATGCGCTCGCTCTCAATCCCCCCCTCGGGGGTTAGGGGGCTACTTTCTATTTCTACTTTCTCTTTTTCTTTTAGGGGGGTATTTATTACCCCCCCTATAGCCCCCCCCAAAGTAGAGCCCAAAGTAGAGGGCAA